CCATCGACGACCACTTCTCCAACTCGATGATCTCTCCATCAGGCATCCGCGTCTTGTCGACGCGGGCGTAATGAAGGAGATGACACCAGCGATCTGGTAGAAGAAGCCACACAACCTCGCGAGAGATAGTGTCGCTTGCCGCCGATAGGTCCATCGTGCACAAGTCCCAGATCGCCGCCCTGCTAGCAAGGAAGCGATTCAGTTCTTGTGTATTCAGGTCCAGGCCAGCGCGCAAAAGCCGGCGACGAATGGCTGCACCGATCCCGAGCTGAACGTAAACGTTCAGATCAGGTTCGATGCAGATCACTCGATCCGTCTTCGCGTTCTTGGGAACGGTTGCTACCTTCGAAAACTCGCGCAGATTGATACCTGTGCAGGTCTCCCTCCAAGCTGCCGGAAAGCAGCTATGGAGGCGAAAGTTAGCAACTCTCGGTGTGCCGTCTACAGTACGGTCGGAGAATTTTCGACCTTGTGTGACGACGCCCCGAAGTGAGGTAGTTGCACCCGGACCAAAGCGCATATGAGATTCTGCGTAATGCAGATCCTGAGGAGTTAAATCCCCAAGGATACCGTAGATGATCTCCCGGCCATGGTGAATGGCTCGGTGAACATCCGCAGACGGAGAAATTCCGCCTGTCTGGTACTCTCTCAGACGCACATTAGTCTGTTTGCAAAGTTCCTCCGCGGCACGGAACTTTCCAAGTGCTACGTCCGCCCGGTTAACGTTTAGTGGGACTCGTGGATTCTTCTTAAGCATCTCCGTCACTTGATAATCTTCGGCGAACAGCCGAGGACAGTCATAGTGATCGGGGTTGCATTCGAGGTCCATGAGTTGCGCCCACTCTCCGTACCGGACGAGCAAAGCTACAGTCAAAGAACGTGCACTATCTGTGCTTTCGCACAGTGCGAGCGTGATGTCGGTCTCGAGCTTAAAGACTCGAGCATTATGGGTTAAGCCCATGATTTCTCCTATTACATGAACAAGGACAGCGCCCGAAAGGGTTAGCCGATCACAGACGCAAGCGTCAGTACATCGGATCGTTGTCCTTCACAACGGCTTTCACCGTTGCGTGGTTCATGGCGTTGGCGACGTACGCTTGCAGATTGGCACGTTCGGCTGCAGTTGCGACATCAGGGGTCACGAAGTACCCCTTGAATCGCAGGACGTAGGCCACAGAGCTCACGCCATTCACGGTTTGCAGGACGGGCACATCGACGGAGATGTCGGTGCGATTCGTCGCGCGTTTTGCCGTGGCAGGCGAGAAGCC